CTTCATGTTTTTTCCTCCTTAAAAATTTAATCGGTGGAAATTTTTTCCATCCAATTTTTAACTTCCTATAAATTTTGTGCGCCTGCCATTCTAGCTTGAATATATATATCATATCCCATTTTCATTCTAAAACGGCGCATTTCATTCTATAATTGATAAACGGTATATTGTAATAACTAATTCATATTTTTTTGTTGACCAACCGCCAAAATAGAAATATACTAAGAAAAAATATTTATCTAATCTTCCGATTGACCTTTTAATTTAGCTAATTTCCTTGCTCGCTCTTGAAATTTTTTAACAAGTGCGGCAGCCTGTGGTCCGCCAGGATTGTACCTTGACGAATTCTAACCTGCACCTAAACAAAACATTTTCTAAATAATTTCTTTAAATTTATCAAAATTATTTTCATCTATAAAAAAAGATTCTTTATCTTTTAGTAATCTAATACTTAAAGGTAAAAAATCTATTTTATACTAAGGAAATATTAATGTTAGAACCATATGCATACAAATTTTATAATTCTTAGCTATTACATTATCTTGTCTTATCATTGTCATTAATATTTTAAAATCATTAGAATCTTCTAAAAGAATTTTGTCCTTATCCTATAAATTTTTTTCTTTTGAAAATATTAAAAACTAACATCCTGTAAAAAAGTTCTTTTCTCCTATGTAAGCAATTTCTTTTATAGTAGGTTGATGTAAAATTAATCTTGCCTATTCAAAAGGAATATCGTTTCCCGATAAATATAAAAGTTCATTCTCCATTTATTTTTATCTGTCCTATATCTTCTGTAAAATGCATCCCTCTAAAAGATAATGTATACATAGATAAATCTTCATTTAAAACTACTTGTTTACAGCCTATTAATTCATATTTTCCAATACCTGTTAATTTTATATCTGCATCATAAGATTTTTTATCTTTTGATGTAGAAGAAGTTAAACTTCGTAATATTCCTTCTATATAACCACAAATTGCTAAAGGTCTAATTTTATAATTATTTAATACCCAAGTATCATTATAACATACTATGTCAAAATTAATTATATAATCTCGATACTATGGATTCCTAAAATTAGGAGAAAAATTATCTAAAGAAATAAGAATATAACTTTTTACTTCCTAATGAGTGCCCCTTGAAATTTTAGGATTTAATCTAATATAACCTTTATCAATTAAATCCTTTAAAGAAAAATTATCAATAACACGTTGATATTCCGCATTATTTTCTAAACAATCTTTTGAATTTATAATCAAAAGTCTTTTAAGCATATCACTATGTGGGCGACTCTAAACAAAAAGTACTTTTAAAATCTTCTATATATCTTTATCGCATGATAAAAACGTTGAATAAATAGGTTTTAAAGATATTAAATCTTTTCTCATGCAATACTCTCCTTTTTCCTCATAATGATACAATAGGAACTTTCAGTTTTAAATCACCATAACTAATTTCAAAACCTTCTTTATTTGAAAAACCCGTTAATATATCTACTTTAACAGTTTTTCCATCTTCAGATATTGAAACTATTTTAGCAAGAGTAGAATCTGATATAGACCACTCTGCGGGATCCAGGTTCTTTGCAGTATAAACCAACCTATCATAAGGTGCGGCAACTGCAGGTCCATCAATATATCCCTATGTATGAGTAGCGTCATAAACCTATTTATCAGCTTGTTGTTTATCTAAATCCTATATCGTTTCCTTTACAAATTGAGGAGTATTCGTATAGGTTTCTTTTAGTGCCACTCTAATTATACCGGTTTCCGCATCTCCGCGTTTATTAGTGCTATAACTTTCATTATATGCTTGCACCTACCAAGGTTTTCCATTAATTATAATTCTATCAAAACGCTGAAAAAACGCTAATGTATCTTCATCTTTTGTTATATATAATAGTTTAGTATAATTCATATCATTCCAAACAACACCTTTTTTAGTATTCCATAAAGCTGTTGTTTCATTAGGTCCTGTCATCCAACCGTGATAAGTAACTGTATTTTCATTACCTTCATCATCTATTGTTATAATTTCAATTTCTTCATCTGCTTTTCGAATCTCTGCTCTAAAGTAAGCTGTTTCTTCTGAGTATTGCATATATACAATCCAATATGTATCAGGAGTCCATTCCTATTTATTCCCATGTACCCATTTAAAAACAGTTCCATTATGAAAATCAGTTTCAATAGATTCATCTTCTCCAATAGGAGGCTACATAAACGGAATAGATATAATTTTATCCTAATAATCTACCTTTAATTTATCATGATTAATTAAACATCTAAATAAAGGTTCACTATCAACCAAAGAATCTACAATACGCTATAATTGTTTTATATACTGTACCGTATCTCTTTCCGCATTTAAAAAATTATACTAACTTTCAATTTTATTTAAAAATTGATTTTGGCTATCTGATAACTATCCTTTATCTTGTAATATAGTAATTATTGAAATAATATTTTTTGCTAAACTATCTTTTTTAACATCATATTTTTGAACAATTGCCCGTTGATAAGATGAGAATAAAGCACTATATAAACTTCGTAGTTTATCCTATCTCATTCTTGTCCATTGGTCATGTCCACCTCTTATATTCAATCTTGATTGTAAAGTATTAAGACCAAAGTTCTTTTCCTAAAGGAAATGCTCATTATCATCTTTAAACGTAGCTCTGTTTCTTAAACTATCAAGATTCAAAATCATTATAATTTAAACTATTTAATAAACTAAGACATTCAAAAATTGTTCGCCTATATAATGGCATATCTTTCTCGTCATCAGTTAAATCAAATAGTCCCTCCATTTTACATATTAAAGTAAAGAAAAGGCTGTCTTGATTATATAACAATCTTTTCATTCCACATAACTATTCAATTAAAGTCTCTAACGGTTTTTGCCAATCTTTTCCCTCTTCCCTCATAGGAAGTATTTTATATAATTGATTTATAATTCTTTTTATATTTATAGAAAAACTTTCTTTATCTATAGAGACACCGTATTTTAAAAATAATTGTGCCATACTGATGCCCCTCCTTCTGGATGATTCTGCATTATTGTTCCAAAAGTAGATCTATATACTCCAGTATCATCCTTTTTTCTTCTTTTATATAAACGTTGTAAATGAAAACCTTCCCGCTCATAATCCTTTTTTAATTGTAATAATTTTTGCATATGATTAGCCTGTGACGTAAATTTAAAATCACTTCCGCTATATTTCATACGGGTATTTTCAATAGAAGCTAATTGTTGTCCAACCCACTCTACAATCATATAAGTAGAAATTATATTTATCTACTATGGAGTTAATTTATTTACAAAAGCCCAAATTAAATCTCCTTCATCATCTTCATCCTATCCTTCAACAAAAATTTGTTGATAAGATAAATCTTGTCGAGGAAACTAAAATTTAGGAAGTGCGGCAACCACTAACTCATACAGTATTTTATAAGTATCTTCTACGGTAAGTTCCATATACATATCATCCGTGATTTTAGATAAAAAACTATTATAAACATCTGAAAAGGGTGTATAATTCTCTGACATTGTTACACCTCCTTTCTTTATTTTACAACACGACGAACAGGTGTTTTATTTTCCTAAGTTTTTTGAACTCTTCTTTTTACAATAGGTTTTTCTTCAGTTGGTTCAGAAGATTCTTGCTTAATTCTAATTGCATTATCTACATTAAAACCAATTTTATCTAAAATAGCCTTTCGTTTAGCTACATCATTTAATGGTAAACTTACAGATAATCTTTTAATAAGTTCTTTTACTCCCTATGGAGCAAAATCTAAGCAATCTAAAAACTCATCTAAAGTCCCTTCTTGCATTAATTTAATAATATCTTTTTCAGTATAAGAATATTCAGGCTAAACCTGTCCTAATAATAATTTAATGGCTTCTTCGTCTTTAATAATTAAACTATCTCTTAATAATCTAAGTCCGCCAGGTATATAAGATAATTTTTCTAATTCTTCAAAGGTAACTTCTTTTGTTTCTCCAGCCTGAAAAACCCTCCGAAGTCCATTCATTTCAGGAATAGAATATATTACGGATCCATTATCTCTATTTAAAACTTTAATTCTAGTTGTACGTTCCATTTTTTTATCTCCTTTTATCTCCTTTTATAAAAAAAATGCCACTAATAAAAAATATCTTTATTAGTGGCATTTTCTTAAATCTTCATAAAGCCTACTTGGCCCTGACCGACAACATTACTTGTTTTTCCGCCGTCAGGGATTACGGGTTTGGGTCTGGGATCACAGGAACTATATTTGCCTTTTCAAGAGCAGTATTCTTATAGAAGCAAATGCCAGGATTCACATTATAAACCGCAATACCAAGTTTCTTATAAGTCTGAATCTATCTTGACCAGTCAGCATTTTCATGTTCGCGGACAGCTGTTTGACCTTCAAAAGCCACCTTTACAGGTTTTTCAGCACCACTAGGAATAATCCACGCGTAACTAGGATCAATAACTTTTGTGCTATTTGTTGCATCTTCAAAACTTTGAGGAAGAACAATTACACCATGTCTCTTATAACGAGTGAAATATCCATTATTCCACTTTTCATTCTTCATGCTTTCTGAAATCCAATTAGCATCTGCGGGAAGCATAGTTGCCGCAAATTCAAATGTACAATAGATTGTACTTTGACCATATGCATCAGCAGTAGCAAGTAGACGATCAAATTCTGCTTCGTCGAATCCTGCACCAGTAGCCTTATTATAAGGATTAAAATCTGTATCTTCTGCCATAGCAACAAGAGCCTTAGCAATCTCACGATAAACAGCTTCGTCAAGTCCTTCAAGAACTAAATCATAAACATCACTCATTGTGATATGTCCATCAAGGAACTCTTCGAATCCGATAGAAGCTGCTCCGCCGTATGCTGCTGTAGGAACTTCAAGTGTGTATCCATCTAGCTTGAAGACTTCATATCTACCAGCAAGACCAACTCTTGTTACGAAACTCTTAGCACGTTTCTTAGAAGCTTCACTAATTCTTACACGGAATACAGGCTTGTCACCCTGCGCATAAGTTTTAACGTCAGCAAACTGGCCATAATTCTGCATAACTTTTGCAGGAAGAATCTCATCTAAGCCAATTTCGATTAAATTGAAAATAAGATTCTTATTCTCACGATACTCAGCATAAGTACCCGCAAGTTTATTCATTTCATCTCTAAAGGTTTCATTTAATGCTTCAAAAGTTAAATTTGTATTATTAAAAGCAAAAGTAGTAGAAGGATTTAATGAAGCCTTAGCAGTAGCCTTAGCTAATGCTTGTAGTTGTTTTCTATCTAAAGCCATATCTATATCCTCCTATCTTATTATTGCACTCTCTGAAGCTTAACAGCGTACTGCATATCTCCAAGAGTATAATCAACACCAGTTGTTCCAATTTGTGTAAAATGCGGAACTACCTTAAAAGCCATTTGTCCTGCGCTAGGAGTTCCTGCTTTTAACCAACCATCATCACCAACTACAACAGTAGCACCAACTGCAAGAGTAGGTAAATTAATAACCTAATCTCCAGTAGTTACTGTTTTAGGTGTTTCATCAGTTGATTTAAAAGTATTAGTTGTGAAAATATCACCAATATTTGTCTTTAAAAGACGAGGATAAATAAGTTTATCAGTAAAATCTGTATTTTTCAGAGCAAAATATCTGTGATTCTGATAACGCTCATCATATAGTTTTTCCTCATTAAATACTAACATCCACTCCCCTGCAGAAGCATTATTATCGCTAGCACAGCCTGCCGCATAGTCATATTTTAGAAATTGACCATTTTCAAGCTGTTTAATAGCATTGCCTTCTGAATCTTTTGCAGGTAACTGAGCGTAAATTTGTCCAGTATATCTAGCTGAAAGATGGTTCGGTTCAACTTGTCCGAAGCCTTTTCTTGTTTTATCAACAGCCATATTAACATTCCTCCTAATTAAAAATTAACCATATTGGCTTTAACAGCCTTTACCCATTCAGGGTCTGGATCTTCTGTTTCTACAACATTGAAAGTAATAATACCCTTCTAATCTTTTTCATTTTCAGAATCTTCTTCTAAATTAAAATTGACCTTTTTATCAAAACAAATTACTGCTAATTTTGATTTGATTTCTTCAAGAGTATACTTAGACTTATTCTAAATAACATCCTTCTTATCTTCATCTGTTAACATAAAAAATTGATTAATTAAGGCATCCTTTTCTTTATCTTCAATGTTTTGTTTAAATTCTCTTAAAGAAGCAATTTCTTTTTCTAAATCAGAATATTTTTGAGATAAGATTTCGTAATCAGCCTGTAAAGCTGTAAACTTTTTCTTCTTATCTTCATCTTCTTTTTCTTCTTCCGCAGAATCCTCTTTATCGTCAGAAGAATCTTCTTTTTCCTAATCCTTCTTTTCTTTATCGTCTTTTGCGGTATATTCTTTCTTTTTCTTATCTTCTTCTTCTTTATCTTCTGTTGTACCTTCTCCTTGAGAATCAGATTTTTCTTCTTTCTTTTCTTCTTCTTTTTTCTCAAAAGAAGTTTCAACAAAAGTGTCCTTTACTTCTTCAGGAGCTTGATTTTCAAGTTTTGCCATTTCTGGTTGTCCTCCTTTTTCTAAGGCATATTTTAGATCTTTCATCATACTAAATAAAGTATTTGAAAAATCTTTATCTAACTTAAATGTATTAGAGGTTACAGATGCGCCTTCAAAACAAGGCTATACATTGTCACCTAAAATACATAACTTTGAAAATATTGCGTCATTTATAATAAAAAATTCCATATTACTTTTTGAATTTTTTGCCCAATGACCTTGTAAACTTTTTTCATCTAATTCCATAGACTGAGGCTTTCCGCCGTCATCAAAGACTTGTTTAGCCTATTCAAATTGTCCTGTCCATAGATAACCTGTTGTCATTAAATAAGTTCTAATAACATTATTATTAAACTCATCTGTATCTTCAAAATCTTGAAACCACACTTTTGCATCAGGAGACACAAAACCATATGGTTTAGTTAAACAATTAAAATGAAAACCTTCATCGTCTAAGATGACTTGATCGCCATGGTCTGCGAAATCTTCTTTATCTTTTTTATAATATCCAACAATAGGCGCGCCACGTAAAGTTTTAGCCATTTCCGTAGCAACCTATTTTGATATAAAACTACCGTTACGATTTTCTCCTAAATAAAAAACTTTAATCTCACAAGAGGACATTAGAGGATTTATATCTAAGGTTTGTAAGTTTATAAATTCAGGAGATTTAATAGTAGCAATACTTTGATGTGCTAATGCCATTATCTTTCTCCTTACATACTCTATTTATTCATTATTGTTTTCTCTGTTTTCTCATTATCTTGTTTTTCCGGGCGGCCAGCACCTTCCGGTTTACTACCAGAAGGTTCTTTTCCACCACCAGATTGTCCGTTTTCACCACTTCTATTTACCGCAGATCTTTGCTGTAAAGCCTCTGCATTCATAACATTAGAAGTAAGCGGAGGAACAAAGACCCTAACAAGATCAAGAATATCATTTTCAAAGAACGCATTTGCTAATACCGAACTCTGTGTTTGACCTAACGCAACGGGAGGAAGCATTTTCGTATAACCCATTTGCGCATGTTCTTTATATAACTTAGCCAAATCTTTATAATTATAAATAGTTGTAGGTAAGAATTGCGCCTGATAATAACATCTTTTTGGTGATTTATTAAAAGGTTCTAACAATAGATTTAAGAAAGATTCAAACTGAGTTAATAAATTATACATAGATGCTTCATCATTAGCAATAGAATTATTTAATGCTATATTACCATCACTATTAAATTGTAATTGTGAAACACCAGCTTCATTATAAACCGTTCTCTATACTTTCTATAAATCATCAATGGTTGTTGTTGTTCCTCTGTCAGACATATCTGCAACCTAAACATCCGCAAAAGTAGTTAAAATATCAACACCAATAGCACGACTAACCATTTGAACAGCATTATTATGTAATTCTTGTGCTTCATCAACATCAAAAATTAAATCACCATTTTTATCCAATGGCATTTTTTGAATAATGATTTTTAAAAGTTTCTGTGCCATCTTTTTTCTATCTAACTATTGTGCGGCATCCAGGTCGATTATAGCGGGAATAACAGAAATAAAAGGAGGGAAATCTTCTTCATTAATATTAAATTTTACGGTACTTTTTGGATCTAATACATACCATCCTGACTCGTCTCCAGGGAAATCAGGTTTTAGCTTTCCGCCAATATATAATTTGTAGCCTTTTTGAAAATCTTTAGGAAAAAGTTTTAATATACGATAACGCTGTGTTTCATCAGGATACGCATCTCTAAAATATTTCATATTAAATTCTACTACTGGCCGATTTGAAATCTTAAACCTAGATCTACAATATTTTACTGGTAACTATTGCACTACAACCTTATTGCCTTGAGGTAATAAATATCCATAATAACTACCGTTTCTTATTACTTTTAAAGCAACCTCACCACAAAAGCGTTTTACTTCAAAAGCCTAAAAGAATTTTAATACTTTAAAGAAATTTTGAAATTGTTTTTTCTTTTCTTTATCCTATTCACTTGTCTATATACTACCTAATCCGCTATCAGGGTCTAATAAGCCCTAACATCCTTTTACAAAAGGAGTAATAAACCAATCATATTTATACAAGTATGCCATATATCTACATAATCTTGCATAAATACCGCTGGTACGATAAAAGAAATTAGATATTTCTATCATCATAGCTTTATTCCCATTATTGATAGCTTTAAGCACCTATTGCTTATCACCAAGTCTAGGATTAATTCTTTTAAATTCTCCCAAAGATACAACAGCATCTTCAAGAGTTTTTACACCTACTTTTATTTTTGAAAAGTCTAATGCGGGGGAGTATGTTTCATTGGTATCTTGTAAAGAAGGTCTCATTCTAAAACCTTTTTTCTTTATCTCTTCTTTTCTATTTACCAAAAAATCACCGCCTTCAATAGACATCAGCTAAGTTCATAATATAATCATAACTTATCTGATATTCATCCCAATACGGGATTATTAAAAGTTTTATACCATGCTTTTTACAATACTAACGTTTCTGCATATCATAGTACTGTTGTTGATTTAGCCCTGACATTCCGCCAAAAACACTTTTTGCTTTATAATGTTGAATACCTTGATACTAAATTAAAAACCATAATTCTCCATCATCATCAAAAACAGCAAAATCAAAACGTAAAGCATGGCCGCCACGACCTATTAAATCAGGAAAACTATATTCTTCCTGAAAATCTAGACCTGCCTGCTATAAAATCTAACATATTTTTATTTCTGCACGAGAAGACTTCATATAAAATATATTCTCCTTTCTTTAACTATAATAATATTAAAAATAAAAAAATCTTTTTGTTAAATTTTGTCCATTATTTTATAAAAATTAATAAGGTGTAAATAAACACATTTTACTTAAATCTCTCTTTTTTCTTTTACGACTCCGCTACTCTTCTTGTTTAATAAAATATAATCCATAGACAAAAGCAGAAAATTTATCTTTTTTTATTCCGCGACTATCTTGTTTTAAAATAATATTTACACCTTCGTTATCCTATACTAAATTTAACATTTGCTATCTTAATACTGTAGTTAAAACAAAAGGACGAAGATATTCATTTCTTTTATCTGGAGTCATATTTTGACCTGTTCTTGTCTACATTAATTTTGCTTTAGCCTAAGCCTAATCAATTAAAAATTTAATTTTTCCACTTGACATTTGTGTTTGAGCATAAGAATAAGCCTATGTATTAATTGGAGCGTTAGCTTTTATTTGGAATATAGCATCTTTCTAATACTAAGATATTCCTTTAAAAATTTTTTTATAAACACCTTCTTCATCATTCTAAACACCAAATGGCGGAAGGTAGTCACCGTCATCTGTTTCCTGTGCTAGTACCATAAAGTCTAAAAGACCGATTCCTAAACCATTTGTATCTAATGCAATCTTTCTAGCTTTATATTTATAATATATTTTCTTTATATGTATTGCTTGTTGTTCAAAATGCTACTCTTCAAAAGTATAAAGATTAACTAAAGATTTAATTGCTGCTCCTTGCGGTTGCGGGGTGCACTTAAAAACAGCTACTTCCGACGTACATCCTATACGGCCAACGTCAACTCCTAGTACATAATAGGCTGATCTACTAGACCT